GGTGGATTGTACAGTGTATTGACCTGCTTGTCGTAAATACACCCAGAACAATGTTGTAAGGTGGAGATTACAGTAGGTTGTTGGAGTTTATACAGTAGGTTGTTGTATAATAAGCACAGCCCCAAATAAGGGGAACCCGAAGGCTCCCCATAATTTACGATACTACTATACTACCGCCAACTTTGAACTTCGAGTGGTTATCCACATCTCTTAAGAACACAGATTGACCCATGAAGTACACATCGTTTTCGTCAAAGTAGCCAGTAGTTGCCACTAAGAAATAGTCTTCGCCGTTCTTGTCTTGACGAATGTCTGTTACGTTTGCAATTTTAAATACATTTTCCATAATATAAGTGAGATTTTAAGGCTCGGGGTAGTTCCTCCGCCATATTTAGGAGGGGGAGTTTACATTAGGTGGTATATGCATTCACAATTTTAGATAGTAAAAATTTTTTTAGAATTTGTAGCCCCACTAGGAATCGAACCTAGAACTAAACTTTAGAAGAGTTTTGTTATATCCGTTTAACTATAGAGCCAAGAAGAGTATAAATATAATAAACATAATTATTATAACGCACATAAATAACTATATAATGATAATAGAAAAGAGGTTAATGCGCTAATAAATAGTATGTTAAGGTGATTTAAAGGTGACTGGGATGTACCTTAAAGGTGACTGAGGTGTACCTAACTTATGAACAACTCAGAATATAACAAACACAAATGACATCTGCAAGAAAAATTTTTACTATTTTTGATACATGGAGGATTGGTCACTACTTAACGTAAGTGCATCAGCAGGACACATAAAAGCAGTATTTGAGCAAAAGCACGCTAAGGTTCATGTAGATATAGAAATAGTTTATTCATGTACTGGCGAACTTAAAGGGTTAGTGATCATAGAAGAGTAAATGAAGAATTATAAAATAAAGTATATGACAGGAATAAAGCACGAGGATGGTATTACCGTTCCTATCTACAAATATAAAAGCATTCCCTGCAGGAGCACACGAAGATATCATGGAAGTATGTACGCACTAGCTGGTTTAGCTGCTTGCCCTAGAGATCTCCTCGACTACTTATGTGAGAGAATGGATTCCAACAACATTGTCTTTAGCAATGCAAAGGTAAGAGACAGCTTTAAAGAAATCATCTACAATGTCAGTGGGTTTAAAACTATCTATCAAGATGCCACTATAAAAAGGGCGTTTTATGCTCTGGTAAATAAGAACTTACTTTTAAAAGGAGATAAACGCGGTACTTACATAGTTAATCCTGTTTACTATTCTAAAAACGAAAACAAAGAACGAATACAATTAATAGAAAATCTAGTTCGTGAGGACTTATTAAAATTTAAACAATGAAAAAAAAAGGAGTAAATCTGTCACCATACATGACAAATAAAAAAGTTAGAAAAGCAATAGACAAAGTTCTAGAAAAAAATGCAACTAACTGGGCAAACTTAGGTACTGGAACTAAATTAGATTTAAAAACAAAAGAGGCTACAGAAGAAGGCTGGGTTGAAATGAGCAAAATTATTTACAACTTGGATCCAGAGTTTTGGGTTTCTATTATGAAAAACACGCCAGGCAGCCTAGTAGAAAAAGTATCACAGATGAAAATGGAGGAGAGTAACAAAAAATCTCTATAATACACGTGCCTATGTTTTAGTCTTTTGTTTTATACCATTTATTGATATATTTGTAAATATAGACGTTTACATTATTTATATATTGTAAACTGAGCCATTTACGAAAAAAAAGAAACCAATGAAAATAATTAAACCAGGAGTCGAATACCAAGTTACTGATTTTGCAGATAACGAAAGATTCCAAACTATAAAATTTACAGAGAAACTAGCAGGAGCTTTCCAAGAAGGAACTACAAATGAAGAGGTAATAAATATTCTTATTGATCGTTTCTACACATTACAAAAAAAGAACTTCAGCGCAGAAAATCAATGTATCATTCTTTTGTTAAAGAACGTTAGACAATTGATGGCAAAAAGGCTATCAAGAAAAATAGAAAAAGTAATTAAGTACAATGAAAATACAGATACCAACAACTAGGCAGAAGATAGGAAAAGACTATTTATCAGTTATTAATGGAATACTAAAACTAACTCCTACAGAGTTAAACGTAGTATACATTTTGTTTTCTATAGATAAAGACAAACCCTGTACAAAAAACAATCGTATAAAAGCAGCATCTGAATTGGGATGGAGTAGAGCTGTGCTAAATAATACTATCAAATCTTTAAAAGATAAAAATGTTTTACTGTACGACAAAGAAACTAGAAATTATTCTTTTCATCCACTAGTTTATAAAATCCCCGAAGGAGATACAACTTTAGTTAGTTATATTCTTAGTCTAGAATTTAAAATACATGCAGAATAATGAATACTTTATTGAAGTTGCGATTAGCACACTTGAAGCAGTGTTTAAATTTATCGAAATCCAAGAAGTGGAGCTTACTAAGCTTGGTATTGATTTTGACTACGACATATATGCAGTTCTTGATAGCACTGACGAATGGTCTATAAGGTATTACATTAAGTACAAAGAAAATGGCAAAGACTAAAAAAAGAATTAAAAAAGAAGATTTTTCTTATGTTAATGATGTTCAGCTTGAGCAAGAGATTGAATATGCCTTGTCAAGAAGAAAGAAAAAACAATTTTCTCATAAATTCCATAAGAATAACAATTCTAGATAATGGCACAGAACAAAGTAAAAGAAAAACTTATAAAAGAAATCAAAGAAGAAATGGGAGGCACTACAAAAGAGCTGAAGTCTATTATAGAATCTCAGTTTGAATATGTAGCGTATAGAATGGGTAAAGGAGAGTTTGAGGGTATTAGACTTCCATACTTCGGTTTATTCCATTGTAATCCTAATCGAGTAAAAAATTTAAATCATGAAACTTTTCAAAGAAGAAAATTTCCAAGTAGTAATAGAGACTGAGGCTAAGATAATACCTGAGTTTAAAAAAATAATAGTAAATGACAAAGACAGAAAAAAAAGAACTGCCTATAAGTATTTATCCTTCATATACTTCATGTGCGACTACAGATCACCCTATTCAATATATCCTGAAACAGAACGAAAGCGAAGATTGCTTGAAGACCTCAACTTTACTAAAGATGAGCCTATCACAAATGATATTGTCAGAGGGATGGACAAGTACAATAACTTACAGCGAACACCTACGATCTCAGCCTTAAAGGCAATTCGAGAAGGACTACTTACTAGCTCTAAAGTTATAAGCGCTCTTAACGAACAAATAGAAATTGCATTAAGTGTTGTAGATGGAGAAGAGGGAAAAGACGTAGGATCTATTATGAGAGATGTTAAAAGGCTACTAGAAGTTTCAGAACAACTACCAAAAGCAATTGACACTATAAACTCTCTAGAAGAAAAAGTTAAAAAGGAACAAGCTAACGAATCTAAAATTCGAGGAGGAGGGACTAAAGGTTTGTTTGAAGATTAAAATAAAACAATGAAAGAAGATATTCAACTAACTGCAAATTCAGATCAACTATGTAAATGTGAGCAAAGTAACCTCAACATTACTGAGATAAATGAAGGCAATGTATTACTAGAAAAATTTTGTCCCGCCTGTGGCGCGACGACAATTATATACAAAGTTATGCCTAACATAGAAGAAAAAGAGCATGCTCCTTATGGCGCAGCTCATTTTATGTATCCAGATAATGAAGGTAAAAACTTTAGCGGCACAATAGAAAATGAATCTGATCTCAAGGGGTTAAAAGAATATTGTCATTATCAGTATGAGCATGGGGAAAGTTTTTATCTATTAGTATCTACTGTAAAAGACGGTAAACATGAAATAGATAGAAAAGATTATACGCAACAAAAAAGAGAAACTACAAAAAAATAGAATGTTTGTAAACACCAATGAGTTTAGAAGAGAAGGACTAAAATTTCTAAAGTATGGATTATATTGTGGAGATCCTGTAGGTAGTGCGCCATATTACGAGTATTGGTATGAACAATTAAGAAGATGTAAAGAAGGATTTACTGTAGGTGATGTAAGAATTACAGGACATCACTATTTTTACATGAACTTTTGTCAAATAAAACTAACTGAAGCAGTACAAGGTAAAAAAGCCGGTGGCTTTAAAACTGTTTCTTTTCCTGGATTCTGGGATGGTGATTATGAGTATTTTCATGCTATGGAAAAAGCCGCTGCCGAAGGCAAGCACCTCATTGTTGCTAAAGCTCGGCGTAAAGGATTTTCTTACAAAAACGCTGCCATAGCAGCAAACATATACAACACTACAAAAAATTCTTACACGTTATTATGTGCTCACGATAAAAAGTATTTGTATCCAAAAGGTATTATGACCATGGTTACAGATTACATGAACTTTCTTAACGAACATACTGGATGGCAAAAACGCCGTCAAGGAGTTGATAAAATAAACCACAAACGCGCAAGCTATTTAGAGTATATTAATAAACAAGGCGTTGAGAAAGGATATAAGTCTGAGGTTGAGGCTATTACATTTAAAGATAACCCAGATGCCGCAAGGGGTAAGGATGCAAGTCTTGTTATTTTTGAAGAATGTGGTGCCTTTGACAATCTTAAAGCTTCTTATTTAGCAACACGTCCTTGTGTTGAAGACGGTGGTGTAGTTACCGGACAGATTGTATTGTTTGGGACAGGTGGTGATATGGATGGTGGTACAATAGATTTTGAATCTATGTTTTACAATCCAGAAGCCTATGATCTATATCCATTTGATAATATTTGGGATGAAGGTGCTCAGGGAAGTAACTGTGGGTTTTTCTTTCCGTCTTACCAAAACAAAATAGGATACATGGATAAAGAGGGTAACTCCTTGTCCCAACAAGCAAAGCAGGAAGAAGAAGCAAAACGAGATCAGTTAAAAAAAGAAGCTAAAGACGCTTCTACTTTAGATAGATACATTACGGAATACCCTTGGATGCCCAAAGAAGCCTTTTTACAACAAAGAGGTAACATGTTCCCTGGTGCCACTCTTGTAGATTGGCGTAATCAGTTAATGAGAACAGGTTTATACAAACAAATGGCAGTAGCCGGAGTTTTAGTTGAAGCGCCAGAAGGAATAGAGTTTAGACCTGACCCGCGCGTGAGACCTATAGAAAAGTTTCCACTAAATAAAACAGATGACTCTACAGGTGCTGTAGTTGTCTATCAATCACCTGCATATAAACAAGAAGCAATACCGGATGACTTGTATTTTATAGTACATGATCCATATGGTTCAGATGGTT